TCATCGACTCGGGGATGATGGAGACCTGTTTCGGCATCATCATGGACATGGACGGCTCCTTCGAGGTCGAGGCGTTCGACATCGGCCGTCACGAGACCGCGGAGTCCTACGCCCGCCGGATCGGCGCGCACTCGGTGGCCAGGGCGATCTGTTGGGGGACGTCACTCGCAGCGATAGAGTATCACGGGATCGACCATGTGGAGATTACGGTTGAGAAGGCCGCCCGCAGGTATTTGGGGAGGATCGAGAGGCCGTGACCGACGGCCTGTGTCCTGCATGCGGCGGCGAGGCGTGGAAGTACTGCTGGACGTGCGACGACTACGTGGACGAACTCAGAGACGACGCCAAGAAGCCCTCGTCGCCCACCAAAGCGTCTACTGACCTGCCGCCGCCCCTCGAGAAGGAGGTGCAGACGGCGATCAAACGCTACCTCGCGCAGGTGACCGACGCCGTGGTGGTGGACACGTCCCAGCCGAGGGCGAGCATGGTGACCGAGGGCCTATCGGACCTGATCGTGCTCTCGCCTTCGAAGGGCGCCGTGTTCGTCGAGGTGAAGCGGCCAGGCGAGCAACCGACCGTGTCTCAGGAGGAGTTCGGGGCCGCATGCGAGGCGGCGGGCGTGCCGTGGCTGGTCTGGTGGTCGGTCGAGGATGCTGTGGCGTGGTGGGAGGATGGCTAGTGTTGCCCAAGCAACAACCGATTGCGAAGGTCATTTGCGGGCGTGTATGATTATGCACTTGCAGGGGGCGCCTTTTTTTGTCGACAGACGCCGATAGGGAGGCAACTGTGAACGAACGGGGGAAACACGGCCCGCCCCGAACATGGGCCATGCCAGGTCGTGACACCGTGCCTGGCGTCAGCCCCGGACAGGACCGGGAGCGATCAAAAAACGGGATGACCACCGCCAGGCTCGGAAATCAAAATCCAGCTCTGTCCACCCTGACAACTGGTGCGAGGGGCGACCGGCGGTGTGTGGGGAGGAGACGGACCCACTCGGGCAGGACAAGGTAGGCCCGATAAAAAGGCGCCCCCTGCAATGGCCGCTGTGCTTTGCGACGGTACGGCGCGATCCCAGGGGACGCCACGCCTTGCTTTCCTGACACAAACAAGGCACCACTTTACCCCTTCCGGGGTGCGAGGGTGCCTCATAATAGTGCGCGGCGGGGTCGTCGTCAAGGACTTGCCCCGCGACTCTTCGAGAGCCCGCCCCTCGCTTAATGGGCGTCGCACGTCCGGTCGCGAGCGAGACAGCCACCCAAAATCACACGCAGGCCAACCCACCCCGATTGACCTTCCCTCCTCCAGGGGTGTAGGTTCTCCAGAGAACATTTCCTGGAGGACCGATGCTCGACAACGACGTATGCGGAAAGCCGCGAAAGCGCGACGGCGGCCCGTGTCAGTATCGTCCCGGCCCGTCGCGCCTCCGTCGTGTCGCTAAGAGAACGGTTTCAGCGACAACGGTCACCGAGGCGGTGTAAATGGCGGGCGACCGAGAACAAACCGGACGCGACAAAAAGATCGACTTCTCGGCGTCGCCCAACCTCATGGGGACGAGCGAAGGTAGGACCGGCACGCGCGGCACCGGTGGACTCAAGGCGCGAAGCCGAGCCGAGACGGTGCTCTTCGAGACGCGGCAGAAGATGAACAGCGTGCGCGACACCTTGGCCGGGACAGGCCCTGGCGGCTTCCCGGCACCCGGGGAGCTGATTCGCCTCACCACCTTCGCGGACATCAACGCACTGACGATCCTGCTTCGGGCCGTCGAGGTTTTCGGGTCGATCAACCTCCTCATGGCGAGCTACTCGATCAACCAGCGGGCGGTGTTCTCGCTCCGCAAGCTCATCGCTGACGGCGCGATCCGGTCCGCACTGATCCTCGGATCCGATACGATCACCTGGCGTGACCCCGCCCGGATTCGCGAGATGCACGAGACCGCCCGCCTGCATCCCGAAAGCATACGCTTTCAGATGGCCGACAACCACGCCAAGGTCATGTGTTTTGAGGGTGACCTCGACGGCGCCGATCACTGGATCGTCTGCACCGGCTCGGCCAACCTCGCGAGCAATGCGCGCATCGAGGACTACGTGATGACCAACTCCAAAGACGGCTACGACCACTACCGCGAGTGGATCGAAGAGGTGGCGCAACCGTTGCCAGAACCGACGGACTAGACATGACCGAACCGATGCGGTGTGGCGACTACGGCGGCGAGACCCAGGAAGGAAACCCGTGTCGGCGGCGGGTGGCGGAGGCGGGCCTCTGTGGCCAACACTCGGGCGAATGGACAGGCGACCACTACCCGCCCGCTGTCTTCATTAAGGCCCTTAAGAACACCGGTGGCGTGCTCAAGAACGTCGCGGAGGTGATCGGGTGCGCGCGCTCGACGGTATACGAAGCGGCCAAGCGACACCCGGAAGTCGAGGCGGTGCTCCAAGAGGAACGCGAGAAGCTGAAAGACCTCGCCGAAGAGCGACTGATCGAGCAGATCCAGCAGGGTAACATGACGGCGATCATCTGGTACATGAAGACCCAGATGAAAGACCGCGGTTACGTCGAGAAACAAGAGGTCGAACACTCCGGCGAGATCAAGGGCGCCGAGGTCCAGGTCTACCTGCCGAGCAACGACCGCGACGATCTCCCGGAGGCGGTCCGGGAGCGGATGGACACCGGGGCGGGAGCGAACGGAGGGCGACCGGGGTGACGGTGGCGGCGCAGGCCCGAGCGGACGTGAGCGGTGCGACCGTAATCGCGCCGAACCCCGGCCCGCAGGAGCGCTTCCTCGCCACGCCGGCGGACATCGCCTTTTTCGGGGGAGAGGCCGGCGGAGGAAAGACGGCGGCCCTCCTGCTGGAGTGCCTCCGTCACGTCGACAATCCGGGCCACCGTGCGACGATATTCCGCCGCACTCATCCTCGGATCACCGAGCAAGGCGGCCTCTGGGAGACGAGCGAGGAGTTCTTCCCGCACCTGGGCGCCGAGCCGTACAAGAGCCCGCACTACGAGTGGCGCTTCCCGTCGGGGGCGAAGGTCGCGTTCCGCGCCATGCAGCACGCCAAGGACCGCCACGACTGGAAGGGCGCCCAGATTCCGCTCATCTGCTGGGATCAGGCGGAGGAGTTCGAGGAGGTCCAATTCTGGTACTTGCTTAGCCGCAACCGCTCGGTGTCTGGGGTCCGCCCCTACGTCCGCGCCACGTGCAATCCGGTACCCGACGACGACGATACCGGCGGCTGGGTGCACCGGCTGCTCTCGTGGTGGATCGGCGAGGACGGCTACCCGGTCGCCGAGCGCGACGGCGTGCTCCGCTGGTTTCTGCGCCACGACGGCGACCTCGCGTGGTTCGACGCCCGGGAGGAGGCTCTCGCCTACCGTGACCACCACGGCCTGCCGAGCGGGGTGGAGCCGAAGAGCCTGACCTTCATCCGCTCCCGCCTGGAGGACAACCCGGTGCTCATGCGACAGGACCCGGGCTATCTCTCCACCCTGGAGGCGCTGCCGAAGATCGACCGCGACCGGTTGCGAGGCGGTAACTGGAACGTGCGAGCTGCCGCCGGCGAGGTGTTCGACCGCGCGTGGTTTGAAGTGGTGGACGCCGCGCCGGCCGGTCTCCGCGCCGTGCGGTACTGGGACAAGGCGGGGACCGAGGGGGGTGGCGCCCAGACCGCCGGCGTGCTGATGGCGGGGCCGAACGACGGGCTCTATTGGATCGTCGACGTGACGGCCGGTCGGTGGAGCGCCCTGGAGCGAGAGCGGACCATCGAGCAGGTCGCCACCTCCGACGGCAAGCGGGTAGACGTGTGGGTCGAGCAGGAGCCGGGCTCGGGCGGCAAGGAGTCGGCCGAGGCGACGATCCGGCGTCTGTCGGGCCACACCGTCCGGGCCGATCGGGTGACGGGCTCCAAACTGGAGCGGGCGATGCCGCTATCGGCCCAGGCCGAGGCGGGAAACGTGAAGCTCGTTCGCGGCCCGTGGAATGAAGCGTTCCTCACGCAGGCGCATTCGTTCGACGGCGAATCCGGCGACATGGACTTGATTGATGCGGCGGCCGGGGCATTCAACAAGCTGACGGCGGTCGGTAGTGGCCACTTCTACGTGGGCCCGGCGTGAGCGGGCGGTCGTGGGTGACCGTGGCGTGCTGGACCGGCGGCGTGGCTCTGGTGACCCACGGCGTGGTCGGCCTCACGGGCCGCACGTCTCTGTGGTGGATCTCGGCCGGACTGGTGGCCCTCGCCGCCGGTGGCGTGCGGCTGGCCTGGGTTGTGGCGCGCGACGGTCTCGTGGCCCTCACCAACGAGGAGGAGTGACGTGTCCGACCCAATCGCGGTAGCCCGGCGCCGTCTCGACGCCGAGACCGAGCACAAGGGGGCGAGCCTCGCCGATCTCCTCGCACCATTTAGGGCCGGGCGCCCGGCGTTTAAGGGGTTCGATTCTCGGCGTGGCGTCGAGGAGGGCTTCAAGCAGTCGGTGTGGGTTTTCCGCGCGGTGCGGGCCAAGATGCACGCGGCGGCGTCTGTGCCCATCATGGTCCGGCGGCGGACCCCCGGGGGTAGCGAGCCCGACCCGGACTCGCCGCTCCAGCGCCTCCTCGACGCGCTGAATCCGTTCATGTCCTTCCAGGACTTGATCGAGACGGCCGTAGCGCACCTCGAGCTCGCCGGCAACGCACTCTGGACCAAAGTCGGCGGGTCGGCGGGGCGCCGCGCGCCGAAGGAGCTGTGGCCGGTCGACCCCGGGCCGATCTCGGTCGTGCCGTCGAAAGAGAAGTTCATCGCCGAGTATGTCTTCGACGAGGAAGGCGTGAACGAGCGGTTCGCGCCCGACGAGGTCGTCCACTTCATGTATAGCGACCCATCGAACCCGCGCTGGGGTATGGGTCCGCTCCAGGCGGCGGCCAGGGCGGTCGACACGGACACCGAGCAGGCACGCTGGCAATTCGGGTCCTTGCGGAACCGGGCGGTGCCGGACGGCGCGTTCGTGCTCAAGGGCCTGGGGGGCGAGCAACTCGAAGAGGCGCGCGGCCACATCCGCGACAGGGCCACTGGCCGCGAACATGCCCGCAAGCCCCTCGTGCTCTCCGGCACCGACGTCAGTTGGCTACAACTCTCACTCTCGCCGGCCGAGATGGATTTCCTAGAGAGCCGAAAGCTGACGCGTCAGGAGATCGTTGCAGCCTTCGGCGTCCCGCTTGCAATCGCCGGCCCACTGGAGGACACGACACTGGCCAACTTCGAGACGGCCCGGCGCAAGTTCTGGGAGGACGAGATCGTGCCGCTCCTGAGGCTCGTGGAGACGACGATGCAGCGGAGTCTCGTACCGGACTTCCCCGACGGTGAGGGTGACCTGGAGGTGGCCTTTGACCTATCGAACGTGACCGCGCTGCAGCAGTCGACCGAGAGCCGGGTGCAGCAACTGGAACGGTTGGTGGAGCAGGGCGTGCCGCTCAACCGGGCGATTGAGCTCGTGGAGCTACCCCTCGATCCGGTGGACGGCGGCGACGTCGGGACCGTGCCGGCCAACCGTGTGCCGCTCACGTTCGCTTCCGGGGGCGGCCTGGACCGTGGCGACCTCTAGCCAGGCGGCCGTGAAGCGGGCACTCACGGGGGAGGCACCCCTCGGCCGCCAGGGTGACGCGTGGCGAGTGGTCCACGAGGTGGCCGACGCCCGGATCGACCAGGTGCAGGAGATCTTTCTCTCAGCGTTCCGCGAGACCAGGGATGCCGTCGTCCTCGCCCGCTTCGCGTCCGCACTCGAACGCCGCGACGTGGATGGCGTGATGGCTGAGGTGTCGGATCTCGCCATGGGTGGCGACCTGGTGCGCCGCCTTGAAGCCGCGCTGGCTGAGATCCACGC